AATAGACAACAGTGTGCCGGCTGTAAAAGCATTGAATACAGCATACGAATTAGCAGTTGATCAAGGACACACTGAACTTGCAAAAGATATTAAAAATGACTTATCAGCAGTAAAAGTAAGATTATCATCTGGTAAAGACTTAAACTTTGTTAAAGATATACAACACAAATACAGCAAGTTTGTAGATGCAAAAGGTTTACCATATAGTATCGATACAGAAGGGTTAGCATACGAGTCAAAACTAGCAATACAGTTAAATCAACAGCTTAAATAAACAGTAACAGACAATAAATAATCATATGGCACAAGAAGATACAAGTTTTAGAGACCTAGTTGCTCGTTTAAACTCAATGAATAACCTGACTCCAGAGCAGGAACGTCAATCACTGATAGAATCTGTTGGACAAGCACCAAAAGTATTAGACGATAAAGAAGTTTCATTGGCAGACATTGCCAAACTAGCAGGTATCAAGGAATATGTTGAGCCAATAAAACATTCTAAAAAAGCAGAGAAAATGATAGAGTCTATTATTTCTGAACCAAAAGCGGCAAAAGTAGAATCAAGCATTACAAAAGCGATTGCAGAATCAGACGCAGATGTTTCAATTTCAAAACAGATCAAAGAAGCAGTAACAAAAGAGTCTAGCAGACTAGACAAAATTGCAGAACTAGAAACACAACTAGCAGAATTAAAAATGGCAGAAAAAGAAGATGCCACAATGGATGACAAAGCATTCAGAGAAGCATTTGTGAGTGAGATCGCAGAATATGCCAAAGAAGCAGAAGCAAACGACCTAGTAGAATTATACAATAAGTTCTCAGCAAATGAAGTTGAGATGAACGAAAACAACTTTACTATTAAAACTCCAGAAACAGCAGAGATTATAGCTGATGCTGAAAAAGAAGTAGCAGACGCAGAAGCAGAAGTTATAGCAGATGCAGAAGTAACTGAAAAAGTAAAAGACTTTGTGGACTACGATAGAAACAAAGAAGAGCCACACTCACCAGAAAAAGACGGTGGAGAAGAAGCAGAAGACAAATCCGACGAAAAAGACACAGACGGTGAAGTAGATATGTTAGACCCAGAGTTTGACGAAGGTGAAGAATTAGAACTACAAGCACCTGTAGAAGACAAATTTACAAACGATCTAGACCCAGCACCAAAGAAATAACCTAGCATAAATACTGCTATGCCAGATGCAATACCATACAATTACGGAAAATATGTCGACGATCAACAGAAGATCAAAGATACAGGCACGATTGATGCAGGTCAACAAGTAGCATCACCAAGTTCAGCGGGTAGCAGAGGACTTGCACAACTAACACAATTTACAAACGACAAGACACAGATGCAAATGGGCAAAGAAGATGGTGTCACACCAATAGCAGAATCAATGGTAGAAATACAAAACATCCTGAGTAGGATTGACGGTATATGTGTGCCGGTGGTCGAAGATGACGGCAAACCTATAATGCGTGATCCTTTAGATTCTGAACAAGCAAAAGATATGCAAAAAGACAGCGATTATTTGTATCTCAATGGTAAAGAAATAGACCAAGGTAGCATAGTGTACAAGATGGAAGATTACAGCGATGGAATCTTTGAACTGCAAGGAGCAAACTATGCCGATGGTACAGAACTGGACGAGAAAGAATTAGAAGAATTAGAAGGTACAGACGAACTTATTGAATGGGTGCGTATTGATTATGTGTCAGAATCAACTTCAGAAGATGCAGGCGAACTTGCAAGAATGAAAGAACTAGCAGGCATGGAAGATTACACACCAATGCCAGAAGGTGACGAGTTTGACATAGCAGAAGACGAGGACTTTGAAGAAGTATTAGGTGCATTAGGTTTCCCAGAAGACGAAACAGATTTATTTGACGCAGAGTACCAAGGTAGAAAAGTTCCACTTAACAAACCCATGCGTGGTGACTCTAAAAAATTTAAAGTTTATGTAAAAGATCCTAAAACAGGCAATGTTAAAAAAGTAAATTTTGGACACGGTGGTACTAGTGCGAAGAGACCCACAATGAGAATTAGAAAAAGCAATCCAAAAGCAAGAAAATCATTCAGAGCAAGGCACAACTGTGCCAACCCAGGACCTAAAACAAAAGCAAGATATTGGTCTTGCAGAAAGTGGTAATATGAGAATATACGAAGTTACAGAAAAACACCTACCAGAAGAGAAGCAAAAAGGCGTTGACGGTAAGGCTTGTTGGAAAGGCTACAAGAGAATGGGCACAAAGAAAAAAGGTGGAAAGACTGTAGACAACTGCGTTCCAATTAAGAAAAAATAATGAAATTTATAATTGTAAATGGTACACTAAGGCCATCTACAGAATCAAACACATCGGTTGTTTGTGAGATGGTCAAGGTAGGTTTTGAAAAACTTGGGCATGAGTGTGAAATAGTAAACACAGCAGAATTAAACTACAAAAACAGTACACAAGACGAAGACGATGATCTACGTCCAGTAATACACAGAATGATACAACCAGACATGAGCGGTATCATTATTGCCACACCTATATGGTGGGGTATGTTCAGCAGTCACACACAGGCACTGATTGAGAGATTAGATTATATCGACACTTGGAGCATTGACGGAAATGATTACAAACCAATGTTTGGCAAAGTGTTTGGTAGCATCGTGTCAGGCGGAGTAGACGGTTGGCAACACATAACAGGCACATTGGCCAGTTTTGCATCTAACCTAGCACTAACAACACCACCACTATGCAACATAGAATCAGAAGCACAAGGCCGAGATAATATTCTACAAGATTCAGAAACTATTGGAATGGTCAAGAGCTTGGTAAACAATATGATTGTTTGGGCAGAAGCTATGGAAAAAGGTGATGTTGCAAAAAGAGCCAGACACAAAGGCAACGTAGAATAATCCAAATACCAATTGACTCTATATTATATTTGTTATATACTTGTTGAATAACAACAGGAGAAACAAATGGCAGTAAGAAACTTCAACGATGCGGAAAAGCAAAAGCTGATCCAAATTATATCACAAGGCTCACAAGTACTAGGCGAAGTCGAAGACCTTAAAGGTGGGTTAAAAGACACAGTAAAAGCAATATCAGAAGAGCTTGAACTAAAACCAGCATTAATCAACAAAGCAATATCTGTGGCACACAGAGGCAACTATCAAAACATTGCCGATGACATGGACACACTTGAAAGCATACTAAACACAGCCGGCAAATTATAGTGTTAAAAGTACTCAAAGAATTTTGGGTAGAAAGTTATATTACAGATAGACTTGCATTTTATTTGGAAGTATTTTCTGTTTTGGTCACCATTTGGGGATCAACACTACTAACTTTTACTTCCCCCGGACCTGACATGCAATTGATTTTTCCGTTGTATCTTTTAGGTTCAACCACACTGGCCGTTGCGGCTTATCGTAGGAGAATTATTTGGACTTGCTTTTTGGCATCATGGTTTACTATAATGAATGTAATAGGAAACATAAGAGTATTTTTTTAAATGAGTTACATAGACGCACTATACAAAAGAGACGAAGATAAAATTTATGTTGTAGAACGTGATCCTAAAAAAGGTCGTGTGTTTGTAGAGTATGACGCAAGGTATGTGTTTTACTATCCAGACGCAAGAGGCAAACATAGAAGTATGCTTGGTGAATCTTTACAAAAGGTTACCTGTGCAACACACAAAGAATTCATCAAGGAGCAAAGATTAAGGTCCAATAAGTCTCTTTATGAACAAGATATCAATCCTGTGTTTAGGTGTCTTGAGGAGAACTACTTAGGCAAAGAGACTCCCAAGTTGAACACTATGTTTTTTGATATTGAAGTTGATTTTGATCCTGAAAGGGGTTATTCAACTACAGATGATCCGTTCATGCCCATAACTGCCATCAGTTGTTATATGAGCTGGACGGATCAACTGGTTACACTTGCAGTACCTCCAAAGACAATCAGTATGCAAGATGCAAAAGTTTTAACTGAACGTTTCCCTAACACAATGTTGTTTGCAAAAGAGAAAGATATGTTGGACGCATTTTTAGAACTAGTTGAAGATGCAGACATACTATCAGGGTGGAACAGTGAAGGTTATGATATTCCGTACACCGTGGGTAGAATACAGAAAGTATTAAGTTCAGATGATACAAGACGTTTGTGCTTTTGGGGTGAAAAGCCTAGAAAGAGATTATTTGAAAAGTATGGCAAAGAACAATTAACATTTGAGCTTGTTGGCAGAGTACATTTGGACTTGCTAGAACTTTATAGAAAATACACATATGAGGAAAGACACAGTTTCAGACTAGATGCAATAGGCGAACATGAACTAGGAGAAAGAAAAACAGTATACGAAGGTTCACTAGATGCACTTTATAAAAATGACTTTGGATTGTTTATAGAATACAACAGACAAGATACATTACTACTAGCCAAACTAGAAAAGAAATTAAAATTCATAGAACTTGCAAATGAAATTGCACACCAAAACACTGTGCTACTACAAACCACAATGGGTGCAGTTGCAGTAACTGAACAAGCCATTGTAAATGAGTCGCATAGAAAGGGCTTAATTGTTCCTGGAAGAAAATACAGAGACAAGGATGCTCCACCGGTATCAGCGGCAGGTGCCTATGTAGCAACTCCGCAAAAAGGAATACATGACTGGATTGGGTCTATCGACATCAACTCACTCTATCCAAGTGTGATTAGAGCATTGAACATGGGACCAGAAACTATCATAGGACAGATAAGACCTGTGATAACATCAGCAGAAGTTAACAGGGCACTACACCAAAAGAAATCATTTGCATCAGCATGGGACAGTCAATTTGGCAGTTGGGAGTATGTTGCAGTAATGAACAAAGAAAAAGGCACAGAAATTGTTGTAGACTGGGAAGACAAAACCAGTGTGAGAATGAGTGCGGCACAACTGTATGATTTAGTATTTGATGGTAACAACAAATGGATGTTGAGTGCAAATGGTACAATATTCACATACGAGTACGAAGCAATTATTCCGGGCTTATTAAAACGTTGGTATGAAGAAAGACAAGAAATGCAGAGAAAAATGCGTGAGTGTGGAGATAATGAAATCGAAAGAGAGTATTGGGACAAAAGACAACTTGTTAAAAAGATTAACTTGAACAGTTTGTATGGTGCAATTCTAAATCCAGGATGTAGGTTCTTTGATATAAGGATTGGACAATCAGTTACACTTACAGGTAGATGTATCACAAAACACATGGCTTCAAAAGTAAATGAAATTGTTGCAGGTAAGTATGATCACAAAGGTGCAAGTATTGTGTATGGCGATACAGATTCTGTTTATTTCTCAGCCTACAAAACATTACAAAAAGAAATCACTGAAGGACTAATACCATGGACTAAAGATTCAGTATTAGGATTATATGACAAGATAGCAGAAGAAGTTAACGGATCATTTAAATCATATATGACCAAAGCATTCCATTGTCCAGCTACAAGAGGAGGAGTTATTGCGGCAGGTAGAGAACTTATTGCATCAAAAGGTTTGTTTATCACAAAGAAAAGATATGCCGTGTTGTATTACGACAAAGAAGGCAAGAGAACAGACACAGAAGGCAAAGACGGCAAAGTAAAAGCTATGGGACTGGATTTGAAAAGATCAGATACTCCAGTGTTTGTACAAGACTTTTTAGGTGAAATATTATACCTAGTACTGCAAGGTAAAGATGAGAAAGATGTATTAGATAGAATTAGTGAATTTAGAGCAGAGTTTAAAGCAAGACCAGGTTGGGAGAAAGGATCTCCCAAGAGAGCAAACAACATGACCAAGTACCAAGCGGCGGAGGCGGCCAAAGGCAAAGCCAACATGCCAGGTCACGTTAGAGCAAGTATGAACTGGAACAGGTGCAAAGAGATGTATGGTGACAAATACTCGATGATCATAACAGATGGTGCAAAAGTAATTGTGTGCAAACTGAAGCAGAATCCCATGGGCTACACAAGTATTGCATATCCTGTGGATGAGATGCGTATTCCGGAATGGCTTAAAGAACTTCCATTTGATTCAGATGCTATGGAAGCCGCTATATTGGATCAAAAACTAGATAACTTGATAGGTGTATTGGGGTGGGACGTACAATCTACAGAAACCAGTAATACATTTAACAAACTATTTGAATTCTAAATACAATTATGTTAAGCATAGAAGAAATAAAGCTACTAATAGAAAAATTAGAAAAAGTTAAAAAAGAAGATCTACAAGAACTAATAGATTCAAACCTTAAAATATTAAAGGACGTAGCACTAGCCATTGATGCTAACAATGATCAAGTAATTGATAGAATTGACAAAACACCCGAATGGTTCATGCTCGACAATCAACAAAAACTAAAGAAACCAATAATAGATGAAGCATTACGGAGACAAGTACAATTAAAAATATTGCAGTTTGGGAAGACCAATGCGTATAACAGTTTAGAGATTGGTCCAGGCAATGGCATGTTCTCTATGGATTTTAGAGCATGGGGCAAACAATTCTATCTAGACGTACTACCACAAGTAGAGAACCCAATTAGAGATATGTTTCCAAATGCACATCAAAAACATTTAACATTTTATCTAACAAAAAATACAGAGTGTTCAAACATACCACAGGGCAGTTGCAACTTTGTGTTTAGTTGGGACACATTTCCATTCATGACACAGAACCATGTGCAACAATACATACACGACATTAAAAGAGTGTTGATTGACGGGGGTTATTGCATGATACAGTATGCAGACTGTCATTACGACGAAGACCTAAATAATGCCAAAAGAGGTTATTGG